AATTATTGAGACAGCTGCTTCGAATAGAATTTTAAATCACGCCAATAATCCATCTGTTCGTTTAGATCAGCAGTTACAAGATTTGAGGATTGATGTTACTATAAACGGCGTGCCGGTATTTAATAATGCTCGAGCTTTTGTAGCATCGACTCAAGGCAATTACAAGCTGAATATTGTTGATGGCAATAGAGAATTTTTTGAACGATTAGAAGGCAAGAACATAAGAGATTTAACATTCACGCAAGATTTTAACTGGACAATGGCGTATGCAATAGGCAGACTGAATGGTGTAGCTAATTATACTTCTTTTGTTCAGATTCCAGCTGTTGAATATGCTAATCTAGATCCTGAGAATAATCATATTGGAGTAATAAGAGGCGAATTAGCGCCGTTCGGTTCTACTAATATAATGACAAATCAATGTCTGCCATGAATCAATGTCTGCCATGGTTTAGGAAGCTAACGATATGGAATAATATATTTTCACAATCTGGAATGATGTTGCAGAATCAAAGCGATTTCCATAATAACAATCCAACATTCGGTCAGACTTATATTTGCAGTCAGCCATATGAAGATTTTAAAGGATTCGTTGAGAATGAATTAGTAACTATTTCTGAATGGTTGCCTGATGTTTCACAAGCTGATTTTATTAAAGATATTCTAAAACAGTATGGTCAGTATTTGATACAAGATGGTGATAATATTTCAGTTAACTCGATAGAAGATTTTTATAGCAATACATTTAATGCTATCGATTGGACAGATAAAATTGACGTAAGCACGAAGCCAGAAATAATTTATAACACAGGATTTGAGAAAAATAATATCTATGGCTACGCAGAAAGGACAGTCTTTGTAGATCAAGCTGCTAATGTTATTGTTCAAGATTATAATATGCAGTCAATAAGCAGTATCCTTACAGGCACTCTTGATTGGATTAGATTGCCAACACAGCCGCCTGCATTTAGAGAAAGTTGGACGCCTACAGGAGCTAGTGGTATCACAGAGATATGGCCACGGTACATGAAATTTAATTCTTTAACATTTACATCAGGAACTGCACCAGCTGATGAAGGTCTTATTGATAATATTCAATGGTCAGAATTGCCTTATACAGAAGCATTAATAACGCGTGAGAAATATACCTCTGATGACCCTGCACGATGGGGTTTTGAGATATGGATTGGTGGAGTTAGAGAACCTTCCATACTTGAATTTAGCGAAACTATTACCAACGCATACTTCAGAGCACCGAATGATGGCAATCCACTGATAGGAGCTAATTTCACTGTCGTATTTGTAGATAGACCAGTAGGAACTGCTGATCCTCAATCTATGGTCAAACAGAATTATGATAGCGTAGAAAAATCAACGCTGCCTGTTAACTCAATTGTCACAGCATTTTTTAACCTTACCGTTCTAGATATAACATTCTTTAAATTCGGTGACGATACAACTAAAGGCCGTGTTCTACCAATCTACGTTGAGCCACTGAATGGGTACTATATAATCGAGAAGATAGATGGCTTTATAGAAGGCAGATTAACAAAAGTAATAATGCGTAAAATTATTTGATATGGCAGAGAGAGAAAATATAATTGAGATAAAATTAAATATAGACAATTTACTTGAAGCTATTATTGCTGCAGAAGTTGCGATAAAATCTTTAAACGATGAGATTAATAATTTAAAAAAGTCAACTCAGGCTGATATTGATAAATTAATTAAGGGCACATAACTATTTAGATCATGGCAGAGAGAGAAGAGATAATAAAAATAACGATAGATACTACGCAGCTCGCTAGAGAAGCTAACGAAGCTACTGCTGCTTTAAAAGATTTTAAAGATGAGCAGAAGAGATTAACCAAAACAGGAGAAGCTACTTCAGAGGAATTAGCCACGCTTACAAAGTTAACTGAAAATCAACGAGCAAAGACAAGAGAAGCTACTAAAGATTTAAAAGACGCAGTTGCGCAGCAAAATGCTGCAAAAGGAAGTATCAAAGCTCAGCGAGAAGAAGTCAAGCAGCTCAACAAAGAATGGGTCAATCAATCTACTGCTACTAAAGAAGGAGCAAAAAGACAAGAGCAGTTAGGCAAACAATTGAAATCTGCTACTGATAGATTGAAGGAACAAGAATCAGCAGTTGGAAATAATTCTCGGAATGTAGGCAATTATTCTGAATCGATGAAGGAAGCTATTTCACAAAGCGGAATATTCGGTTCAATTCAAGGCGAGTTAGTTGGAGTTCAGCAGAAATTAGCTGCTATAGCGAAAGTCGTTACATTGCAGACAGATGCTCAAACTGCATCGATAGTAGGATTATCTAAAGCACAGAAATTTGCTGCAATAGCGGCCAACATTTTACGGATAGCATTGATAGCTACAGGAATAGGAGCATTGATAGTACTGCTTGGCGCCGTTGTAGCATGGTTTACTAAAACAAAAGATGGAGTTGAAGCTGCGGAGCGTGCCTTCGCGGCATTCTCAGCCGCTGTGAGTGTAGTAATAGACAGATTAAGTGGTATTATTGAATCGTTCCGTTCTATCCTTAGAGGTGATGTTAAAGCTGGTATCGAAGGACTAACAAGTGCATTTAGCGGAATGGGAGCTGAGATTGCTAGTGCATCACGCGCTGCTTTCGAACTTGAAGGACAAATGCAGAAAATAGTTGACCGTGAAAGAGATTTATCTGTAGCACGTGCGCAAGCTAGAAAAGATATCGATGCGTTGAGATTAATTTCAGAAGATCAGTCACGTTCTAGCTTCGATAGAATAGCTGCAGCCGAAAAAGCTTTAGGAATAGAACTTGATCTACAACGTCAGTCTGTTGAAATTGCTCAAGAAAGAGTAAAAGTACTGGAACAACAGCAAGCTTTGAGTGAAAATTTAGGCGAAGATTTCGATGAATTAGCAAAAGCTCAAGTCGATCTCGCTAATATAGAAGCCGAATCTATTGCTAAACAGATAAGGCTGAATACTAGAATTGTTTCGTTGAGAAAAGAAATAGCTACTGAAGATAGGAGACAATCAGAAGAGAGACAAAAAACTTTAGATGATAATCTTGCAGCTAATGTAAAGAGGATGGAATTTGAGGAGCAAGCAGAGATCGATGCGATGAATGATTTATTTGCACGCGAAGATGCTATTACTGAAAAAAATAAGATTGAACTTGAAAAACGAACAGCTGAATTTTTTGCCAACGAAGAAAAGAAAGAAATTGAACGGAAAGCTCAAGCACAGAGAGACATAGATCTAGAAATTCAAGTCCAACAAACTAAATTAGCCGTAGCTCAATTAGTAGCTGCTAATGTTCAAGGATTAGTAGAAGGAACTAGTGGACTTGCTAAAGCTGCTGGCATTTCATCTGCAATAGTATCTACATATTCAGCTGCTACTGCTGCATTGGCTCCACCACCTATTGGCGCAGGACCATTATTAGGCGGTGCTTTGGCTGCTACAACAATAGTAGCTGGTCTTGCTAACGTGGCTAAGATAGCTTCTGCTAGAGACGGCGGAATGTTTGCGAATAATGAGTTTGCTAAATTCTTCGAAGTTGGCGGTCAGTTGCATTCTAATGGCGGCACTCAGTACATGGGCGAAGATGGTAATAGATTCGAAGTAGAGAGAAACGAAGTCATAGCAGTTGTTAACAGAAAGTCTGGTTCTATATTAAAGTCATTGAGCAATTTAAATTCTAGTAACGGCGGTGTACCGTTTTTTCAAGACGGCGGAATAGCAAGCAGATTAGCTACCAATCCAGTAGATATTCAGATACAGTCAGAACAGCAGATATCGAATATGTTATCATCACTGCCGAGACCTATTGTTTTGGTAGAAGACATAAGATCAGGCGTAAGTTCTCAAGTAACAGTTGAATCATTGGCGCAATCATGATAGATGAGCAGACGATACGGAAATTAAGTCAAGCTAATTTGTTAGCACAGAAATATCTTGACTATCAGCGACTGTACTACGCATACAAAGAAGAGATTGATAATGGCAAAACTAAGACACAAGCAACGTCGAATGTATCACTTAACTGCGGAAGATCTGAAATAACTGTACATCGTGCTGTTCGTGCTATGAGGATTGTAAAAGAATGACGCGCGTGTGTAGTTATACGTGACCTTAGAAAGACTTTGATAAAAAAGATATATAATCTAGCATCAAGACAAAAAAAATACTTGTACAGAATGTTTTACTTTACAAATATTTTTATAATTTTACTGAATGAACTAATTTAATTACATTTGTTATATGGTCAGCATCGATATAAGACATTTAAGAGAGTTTCGATTAAGTCTGACCATTGAAAGAAACGAAGAGAGCCGAATAGCTGCAAAAAGTTGTTCGGCTTTTTCTATTTACAATAAATCCATAAAGAGTTTTATACATCGGTACCTGCTTAAAAAACCGAATCAAAAAAAACAAGTCAATAATAACTTCCCGAAGATAACCGACGCAATGACCCACAACTGTCAACGTCGTTTCCGAACTGAGAAAATTGAAGGAAAGAGGGAACATGTGCAGCGAAGGACATGGTTAGGAGATTGGCGCATCATAATTGTTGGCTAAAAAAAAGTCAAACACACAATTGTGATAACTTTTGCTAGTATCTAGTATCTATTTAGATATAAGACTCAGCAAAGGATAGTGTTGAAATAAAAAAAAATTAAGATGATAAAAAAACCAGTGAAGAAAGGTCCATTTAACGAAGTTCAGATAAAGATAATGAGGCAGCATTATTTAGATAGATTTACAAATACAAACTTGCCGATTCTAAATTTTAGAAACTAAAGGACAGAAATGTTAAAGACAAAAACATGAACTCAAGAATCTGTAAGTGTAAAAAGCCAAAAAGAGGAAAGATCGAACAGTATTGCAAAATCTGTGAAGGGGTTATTACGACAAAACCAAAAGAAATAAAATATTGTCCATTTTGTGGTAAAAGCAATGTTAGACTAGAAACAGCTTATATTAAATTTATTGCAGGCGGTGAGATATTTAAAGGCGATAGATGGGTGTATAAATGCCCTGATTGCACGAAGGATTCTCTTCAACAGAAAGCGATGAAATTTCAATGAAGAATTTAAAGACAAAAAAATGAATTATGAAAAACCAAGAGTCAAGACTCCAGTCAGCAGTTAGTGACTATCTAAAACTTGCTTATCCGAAAGTTATCTTCACATCTGAAGCGAGCGGAATTAGAGTTCCAATGCCTGTAGCTGTGCAAATGAAAAGACAAAGATCAAATGTCAAACTGCCTGACCTAATAATTTTAGAACCAAAAGGTCAGTACCATGGCCTCATGATTGAGCTAAAAAATAGACTATCAGATGTTTATTTGAAAGATGGTACGACGTTCAGATCGTCTGAACATGTGAAACAGCAAGCTAAAACTCTTGAATTGCTGAATGAAAAAGGTTACAAAGCTATTTTTAGTTTTGGATTAGATGAGACAATTAAAAATATTGATTCGTATATGTTAATAACTATTTGATATGGCTAAAAAAATTGAAGTTTTCAAAGGACAAGATTATTACTATTATTTTTTAGAAGTTGATGGCAAACTTGAGAGATTCATCTCTAAAACATGGCAAGCAGCGGTTGACCATATAAAAAAATCAGCGCCTCAATTCAAAGATATCATTGTCAATAACTAAACATATCAGTACAAAGATAATTTAGTGTCAATTTATTAGTATAATTTTACTACATGATTGGCAAAATCTTTATTAATGGCACAATAGCTGCACCTGATTATCCTGATTCAGAGACATCGCTCCTAGATGTTATAACACAAGTCCAACAATTAAAAGCTACACACGGCAACAGTTTATCTGGAATAAAAGTTCTTATCAATTCACCAGGCGGCTCGGTTGACGAAGGCAATAACATATATGACTTTTTAGTTTCTGTTAACTCGGAGTTACCTATTATAATAGAATCGAACGGTGAGGTTTCATCTATAGCTTCTAAAATATGGTTTGCATCATCTGTTAGGCGCATTCGTAAAAACGATGTCATTATGATACATAACGCGTGGGCACAGGCAATCGGTGATGCAGATACATTAGAAGATCAAGCTGATCAGTTGAGGGAGATTGAAAAAGATATGGTTAGTTTCTACGCCGGTTTTACTAACATAAATAAAGAAGGAATTAAAGCGTTGATGGATAATGAGACTATTATCAATGCTGAGGAAGCTATGAAGCTAGGTTTTGCTACCGAAATTATAGAACCTGTACAAGCTTTAGCATTAAAAATTAATACAAACCAAAAATCAAAAACGATGAGTTATGATAAGTTAAAAGCGTTCATGGCTTCGCTAAAGCCTGACGCAAAAAGTTTATCTCTAATTGGAGAAAACGATGCCGAATATTTTGTAGACGTTGAAACGTTGGATGAAGCTGTTGGAATGCAGCTGCAAATAGTTGGTGAAGATGGCAATACACCAGCAGGCGAAGGTTCATTTACTATGAACGATGGTTTAATTGTAGTTACAGATGCTGATAGCAATATCGTGAGCATCGACGCAGGCGAATCACCTGATGAATTGGCTAAAAGGTTACAAAAAGAAAATGTCGAATTATCAGAAGCTGTTGATGGTTCAAAAACAAAAATTGAAGGCCTTGAAAAATCAGTTACTGAATTAACTGAAAAATTAAGCAAATTTACTTCAAAAGAATTTGAAGATAAAATGAATGAGCTTAATGAGGAACTCGAAGCTGCTGAAAAAGTAAAAACAGAAGCTATGGCATTGAAAAATGAATTGAAAGAAATCAAAACAAATTTCAATGTCCCATTAAATAAGTCTTTCAAGAAAATTGAGCCTAAGACCGAAGATGACCGTTCTGTAGAAGCTCGTGAAAGAATGAAAACGAATAAGAAAAGAAGTTCAGGAATAAAGATTCTGAATTAGTATTAACCGCTTAAAAATTAAATTATGAGCACATTCACACCAGGCGATTTAACGTTTAACGGTAGAGAGCTGCAATCAATGTCAGAAGCTGTTTTTGAAGGCACTTTTGAAAGAGAAGATTTAAACGCTGTACATACTGTTGTCGAAGGCATTTTTGCTAAGATGCAAATCGGTATAGCAGGCGTATTAGGAAATGTAGGTAAGGAAGCTGTAACTTGTCCGCCTGCGACTGATGGAACTATCCCATGGACTGAAAAATTCTGGGATCCTAAAGATATTGAAGCTAGATTGCTTCAGTGTTGGAAAGATTTGCTACCATCGTTCCATGCATGGGGACTTAAGAATGGTTGCGATATTTCTAATCTTGATGGTACTGATTACTGGAATTTTGTAGTCGATAGATTGGGAGACGCAGTACAAGAGGCGATATGGAGAATAGCATGGTTCGGTGATGAGGCAGAGGACAATGTTTCTGGCGCTGGAAACATCACAAACGGAGTCGATCCTTTATATTACACTATGTTAGATGGATTTTGGCCACAGCTTATAGCAATAGCAACTGCAGATACTGATAGACGAGTGACTATTAGCGAGAATGCTGGAGTAACTTACGTTCTTCAAGAGTTGGCAGATGATGCAGCTTTAGGATATTTCAAAGACATGAAGTATAATGCTGATTTGAGATTGCGTGGATTACCAGGTCAAATGATTCTCTGTTCTCAATCAATGTTTGATAATTACGCACATACGCTGAGAGGTTCATCAACAACATCTGGTGATTTAGCTTACGCTAGAATCGAAGGCGGATATGTAGGATTAATGTTTGAAGCTATTCCAGTTATTCCGTTGAATATTTGGGATCGTAAGATACAATCTGATTTTGATACTGGAACTGTTCATTATTTACCTCATCGTGCCGTGTTAACCACTAAAGAGAATTTGCAAATTGGTGCTGGTTCAACTGGAGAACTAAATGAAGTAACTACTAACTACGACGCTAGAACGAAAGAAACTTTTAGCGATGCATGTTGGAAAATGGATGCTAAAGTTATTTTGGATTACGCTATTCAAGCAGCTTATTAATAAATACTAAACCACGATGATATGAATTTATGTGGAGAAATAACGGCAGGTTTCACGCCGAATTGCGACTTTCCATTACTGCCCGGTGTAAGTGATAGATTAGTATTGATGAATAAAGATGACATCGATATTATTACTTACGAAATTGCCAATCCTCAAGTAATTACAAACATTACTTTGAAAGCTGGTAAGTCTGCGTATGTATGGCAAGGTCAAAACAGATCTAATGAACCAGCGAGTAGAATGGTTAAAGGTAGATATTCTAATAACTTCGACCATGAAGTGATCTTCAAGGTGTTTGGGGATGGTCCTACAGTGAAGATTCAATTGAATAAGTTTCCGAATGCTAATCTCGTTGCAATAGTTGAAAATAACTATCGTGGATCTGCTGGCGAAGCTGCGTTTGCTGTATATGGAATAAGCGGTGGATTAGAGACTCAAGAATTAGAAAATGTAAAATCTGATTCTGACAACGATGGCAGTTATCACGTTATGCTTCGAAGCTCTGAATTTGGTCGTGAACCATTGCTGCCAAATAGTTGGTTCGATACTGATTATGCTACAACGAAAGCTTTGGTAGATGGCATTGTAAATGCACCGATTGTCTTTAACATCTCGCCATTGAGCGTATCAATAGCTGGCGGTGATACAGTTGTTATAACAGGCGAGAAATTTACTGGAGCTACTCAAGTAGATTGGGTTGATTCTATTAATGTTGTGACAAATGAACCTGGATTCGTAGTAACAAATGATACCACGATAGACATTGCTGCTACTACTGCATTAGCGGCTGGCACTTACAAAGTGAGGATTACAAGTCCTGGCGGAGTTGGTGAATCGATGTTATTAGTTGTATCGGCTTAAAAAATTAGAGAGGAGAATATATCTTCTCTCTTTTTTCTATGAGAAATTGGAAGCTTCATAATGTAAGCGAAATTCAGTCCAACGACAATCTGTTAAAAGAATTTTATTTAGACTATAACGAGTTATTTGAAAAACCGTGTATAAGTTGCAAGAATAAGTTAAATTTATACTACAAACTATTAGTAAATTATAAGAAGATGGCTGATAAAACATGCGAATTACGACCCGGCAATCATTATTTTCATTCAAAAGGAATGCATTATAATAATCACAACATAACTGATGAGATTGCTAATGAAATGATTAAGGATAATCCGAACAGAAAGAAGATATTTGTTAAGCTACCAAGTGGAGCTAAGAAAGCTGCTGATGTAGAAGTTAAAGATCAGAAAGCTGCAGATGATAAATTACCAATTGAAAAGAAATCTGTTAAAAAGAAAGTAGTTAAGAAAGACAACGGTGAATAATGGAAAGACGTCATTTAGAGAAATACCACCTCGTTTTGTAGTTAAAGAAAATAAAACAGATGGTATTATCAATTACGATACTGATAATTCATTTCCTCAAAGAATGAGTAAGACAGTTGCCGGCTCCGTTACAGCAACATCATGTCTTAGATTATATTCTAAATTTAATTTTGGTCAAGGCTTCGAGGATGACAATTTAATGTCTCTTAATGTAAATATACATCAAACGGCTAATGATGTCCTAGAAGCTACTAGTAACGACCTCAGCACGTACAATGGATTCGCCTTACATTTCAATTACAACCTATTATTCGAAATCACTAGTATTAAGGTAATTCCATTCGAATATTGCCGTTTTACTACCGAAGATTCTAAATATTCTGGAATGATAGCTATTTATGATGATTGGGCTCGTGAGTTTTCAAGAAACATAAAAAAAGACAAAATAAAGTACATTGATAAATTTACTGATGATAAAGATAAGATAGCTCATCAGATTCAACGCGCTGGCGGATTTGTTAATTGGAAAGGTCATGTCTTATATTTCTCAACTGAAGGCGATAAATATCCACTTCCTGTCTACGACTCAGCCATCAATGACATAGAAACTGAGTTAGAAATATCAATGTTCAAGAAATCAAATGTGACTACTTCGTTTTTAGCATCTCATTTTATGTTTTTACCTCAAGAATTTGAAAGCGATGTAGAGAGATCAGAATATATGGATATGTTAGAATCTTTTCAAGGCGGAAGAGAGACAGGAAAATTCATGCTAGTAGACGGAGTAAATGATGACAATAGACCAACTATTGAACGGATCGACGTAGCTAATAATGACAGATTATTTGAAAGTACTGAATTGTCTGTTCAGTCATCTATTAGACGCAGCTTTTTAGCTCCTAAAGAATTAGTAGGCGAAGAATCAGCTTCAGGATTTGAAACAGACAGAATCCAACAAGCTAGATCATATTATAATTCGATTACTAAGCCTGTAAGAAAAAAATTAGAAACTATTTACATGAAATTCATGCCGCTGTTTACAACAGTCGTAACAAATAATTATAAATTAAAACCACTCGATGAATCTAGTAACTAAAGCAGACTTTGATGGCCTAGATTTTAAATATCTAACTATCAATTTAAACGACGTTGAAATAAATGCTATCATAAACGAAGCTCAACGAGTTGATGTAAGACCATTCTTAGGAGCACCGTTTTACAAAGATATTCTTGATAATCTACTTGATCAGAGGATTATTGATTTATTAGACGGAGTTGACTACGATTATCATGGTGATACAGTTCATTACGACGGCTTAAAGATCGTGATACTATATTATACATATGCGAGATATATTTTAAACATGGACGGCGTGAGTACTCCGTACGGCATAAAATCTAAGATTGATCAGTATTCTATTCCTATGAATCCAAAAAGCATTCAGATGAAGGTAGATTCAGCTCGGTCGTCTGCTAATTCATACTTACATGAAACAGAGAAATTTTTAATTGAAAAAAGTACTGACTATCCACTATGGCGATGTGATGCTGGAATAAAGAGAAAAGGTGGAGCCGTTATCTCTGTAGTAGATAAAAATAAGCACAAGCACAACGAATCAACTTTTGTTAGTTCATGATATCCACACAATTATGGCTAAGACATTAAGAATATTAGTAGACGGTAGATTTACGACCAAGAATGTTGAATTATCATTCACTGAGTTAGATACTAACTTTATTGAGATACAAGATGACATTGACGACAACGCTGGTGCGATAGCTCAAAATACATCCGATATAGCTAATGTTCTAGCGCCTTTAGTTATCGACGCAGTACAAGAAGCAAATGTATCTTCCACAGTACTCGCTTCAGCTGGTGCTTATGCCATAATGAATATTACATTAACAGCTTTTGGTACACCGAATGGATTCTCGATTCAAGGCGGTAACACGATTAGAAATGATACTGGTTCATCGCAAGTAGTAGAGATTGCGTTATCTGCTTCGTTTGATAGAGTCGGCGGTGGCGGTCCTAATAATTTTGCTATTAAAATTTATCAAGGAGCAGTTCCTGTCACTGGTCGTATGGTAGATTCAGCAGATCAGAATGATTGGGGTAGCGGATCGATGTCTGTTCAAGCAACGATGGCTAATAATACTACAGTTGAATTTAGGGTAGCAAATCTTGATAACGGAAACGATGTAATAATAACCGATATAACAGTAAAATTAAAAGCACTTTAAATTAAATAATTATGAGTCAATTATCAACATACGCAGCAAATGGGAACAGATTAATAGATTCTTCTCATGGAAATATAGTAGGAAAATTTAGAGGCGGAGTATTCTCTGAAGGAGCTACTATCACATTGATGGAAGTAAATAATGTAGCTGGTGATGCTAAGGCAAGTTTCGGTCTTGATGTACCAATTTTTAACACATTATTTATGATGAAAGAAGGAGCTATAATTAGTAGTATCACAATGCTGTCAGGATCATTTATGGCAATAAACGGATAATAGTTTGACTGAATTTACAAATAAATTTAAGTTTGATGAGCATCAAGGAAGTGGCGGCGGTCTGAACGACGAAGCTACTGATTATATCAATCGAGTCATAGCTGCTGGCGGTACGATTACGACAGAACAAATCACAGCTATCAATCAGCTTGTTATCTGCCTCAAGAACGATGGTTTATGGAATAAGATAATCTCTTTCAAGCCTTTGATTGGTCAAGTAGCTGCTGCTCACGCTTTAAATCTAAAGGATGGTACAACGACATTCGATACAACATGGTTTGGTGGATTATTAAATGATTCGCAGCATTCATATTACGGTACGAAAAGCGCTGGATCATCTGGTGATTATGGTGATGAAGCTCTTATTCCATCTTCTGATCTTACGTTAAATTCTGCTACGATATTTGCAGTAACTAGAACGAACCAAGGAATATCTGATGTTGAAATTGGATGCGTTGATGTATCTGGAAATGAATTAATTATTGAAAGCACATCGACAAGTAATTTAAGGGCAAGAATATTCGGTGGAACAAATGGCACGCTGAATTATACAAAAGCGAATGGTAATTTATTAGGCTATGTATGCGGATCAAGAATTGGATTAAATGATTTTAGAATTTATGGTGACAGCGGTCAAATTGCAAATACTGTTTTGTTGGAAAATAATGCTTTGCCAAACGTAGCGGTATATTCATTTGCGCTAAATAATAACGGCTCAGATTTTGGTAATATGGCTGCTGAAATGTCAGTTTATGGAATATCAGAAGGATTGACTGATCAAGAGTCACTGAATTTACGAGATTGCATAGTAAAATTTCTAATCACTAGTAATAGATATATCCATCCTGATGTAGAAGATTACGTGGTGACGTCCGGAGTGACTGAGGCGTTAACAATTTTAGCATCAACAAAAGCAAGAGAGAGTTTAACGCAAGCAGAATGGGATGGAGTAAGATTATTTAACATTTTATCGCCAGAAAGTCAAGCTATTGGTGCATTCGATGTCAAAGATCCTGCTGTTAAGCATACATATAACGGTACATTTATGTATAATAATGATGGATTAGAATTGGATGGTTCAGGATGGATGGATACTGGAAAAAGCACGAATGATCTAATTCAAGGCAGTGGCGATCTATCGATAGGGATGTACGTTCATCAATGGACTAATACGATACTTACACAAGCGATAGGCTCAGTAAATGGTGGCAATAGCGATCAAAGATTTAATTTTAGATTCAGAGAAGATGATTCGCAATTTTTATATGCCGACAATGGGCCGATAACTGTATTGCAATATCCAATTGGTGTGATAACTGGTTATTCAGATGGCAGTAACGTTGGGATTATAAGCAATGATAATGCAGCAGATATTGAGCCGTTAATCACTCCGCTTGTTAGTAATTCAGTTGTGATAACAATTGGAGCACAGAATAATAATGGTGCAATTTCGCTAAATTGTTATAACACAATTTCAGGTTATTTTGTAACTGAAGATTTAAGTGAAGTAGAGATTATCAATGTCGGCAAAGCGATGGAGATTGCACAAGGATTCTTGCTAAGATCAGTTGTAAACCCGATAGTTCAAAAATATGTTCAGGATTATGCGAGAACAAAAAATATAATTACAGGCCGTGAGATTCTGGCGCTTGATCAATTGTATCTTGATTTGAATGGTACAGCGCTGCCATTGACAAGCGATGTTGTTCCCGAAACAGCAGGCGGTCATAATACGCCAAACGGTACGGATGTATGGAGTAAAATGATTGCTATTTATCCAATTTCGCCGACTTCTGAAATTGTAGCACGGAGTGATTTTAAAAGTTTAACTGGATTTGATTTGCAGTTAGGCGTAATGGCTGGATTTTCAGATCAAGGATTGATATTCACAGGTGCACAATGGTATGATACAGGAATCGTGCCGAGTACTGATACGTTAGATAATGATGTGAGTTTTGGTGTTTATTTGAAAGATGATTTAGATGCTACGTTTCCTCAATTATTAGGAGTTATAATTGCTGGTAATGATACAATAGCATTATTTAGGAATAATACATCATGGAGTTTTAATTGTTATAATAATAGTGCTGGACAAAACACACAATTAGGTGCTGGAAATGGATTGATAATTGCTGATAGACGTAGTTCAATTGATTCTGAATTGTACAGATTTAGTAGTAGTTTAGGATCAATAGCAACAAGCGGGGGTCTTAGGCCTAATCTTTCACTTTATTTAGCTGCAATTAACAATAATGGCACTGAAACTAATTTTCTAACAAACACAATTTCATTCGCATTTATAGCCAACGGCCTAACATTTGCAAATATTGAAGATTTGGTTTCGGCCATTGAGCGATACCAAAAAACAGTTATTCAGGATGGACGTAATGTACCAGTTTAGAATATGACAGATACCGGACATAGAGATTTTTTGAGATGGATAGGCGGAATAATTTCTGTCTGCTTAGTTGGTGCATTGTCATTTACAATTTCGCTGAATTTATCGAATGAAAGCCGGATAACAGCGCTTGAAACAAAACTATTTATAACGCATGAATCATTGCAATTATTGTGGACAAAATACGACGACGGTCAGAAGACAAAAGGAAAATTAGTTGAGCGTCTAATCATCATTGAACAGAAACAAAACGCATTGGAGAAACATTTAAATGAACTGAAACGAAGATGAATTTAAAAGAATACGGAGCGCCTGATTTTGATTTAAGAGAATTTGTACCGAGACAAGCATGGGATAAATTCGGTGATAAATGTATTTGGTTTTTAGATGTCAGAATATTCGCTATTGCTCAAGAATTAAAAGATACGATTACTGACTCGATTGGTAAGAATATTTTTCATATCAACAATTGGCATTATGGCGGCAAGAGAAATTGGTCTGGATTGAGGACTGTCGATTTTTTTAAGTCATATCCGAATGCAGCTAAATATTCTCAGCATCTTTACGGGCGTGCGTTTGATTGTCAGATATTCATTGATGGGGATCAGGTACCATCAAGCGAGATATCACATCATATTTTCAGAAAAGAAGAGTTATTTATGGGATATGGATTGACAACTGTTGAGGATATAAAGATTACGAAGACTTGGAACCATTTAGATATCCGAAATACTGGTTTAGATAATATTTTAATCGTAGGATAATGAGTAAGAAATTCAAAGACACAAAGGCTGGTAAATTATTAAGCGGATTAAAA